CTACCAGTTGCAAACGCATCTTTATTAGATGAAGGAACTGCGGCTGCAGAGGCGATGTTACTTGCTCATAGTCAAAGTAAGAAAAAAGATTTTATAGTTGATGAAAAAATATTTCCACAAACATTAGCAGTATTAGAGACAAGAGCAAAACCATTAGGTATTGAGATTAAGTTAATAGATTTGGATCAGACTCCAGATCTCAAGGATATATCATTAGCATTTGGAATCATGATTCAATTACCAAATAATCATGGTAAGTTACACCATCCTGATGGATTACTCAGATGTGCTGAAGTATATAAGTGTATGAAGATTGCAGTTGTAGATCCTTTATGTCAGGTATTGATGAAACCTGTAGGTGAGATGGGATTTGATATTGCAGTTGGTAGTATGCAAAGGTTTGGAGTTCCTATGGGATTTGGTGGTCCTCATGCAGCATTCTTTGCAACAACAGATAAGTATAAAAGAAAAATACCTGGTAGAATAGTAGGTCAATCAAAGGACAGTGAAGGAAATACAGCATTAAGATTAGCACTACAGACTAGAGAGCAACATATAAGAAGAGATAAGGCAACATCTAACATATGCACAGCACAAGCATTACTAGCAAATATATCTGGTTTCTATGCAGCATATCATGGTGCAGAGGGTCTTAGAAAAATTGCAAAAAGAATTTTAATTTACAGAGAAACTTTAATAACTGCTTTATCATGGTTGGGAATAGAAATTGATGCAGTAGAGGGATTTGATACTGTTAGAGTGAAAGGTTTTATTTCTTTAAAAGGATATAATTTTAGATATGAAGATGATTGGACATTGATAACATTAGATGAACTTACTACTCTAGAAGAATTGACAGAAATTATATGGTCACAGCAAGATGTAATTAATAAGTGGAACACTATTGATCATGTAGTTCAATCTGTGCGTACCTACAAGTGGATAGGTGTGCCAGAGAGAACTAAACCTTGGTTGCAACAAGATGTCTTTAATAAGTATCAGAGTGAAACTAATATGATGAGATACATTTATGAGTTAGGATCAAAAGATTTCTCACTAGTAAATGGTATGATACCTCTTGGTAGTTGTACTATGAAATTAAATGCAGCATCAGAGTTGATGCCAGTTAGTTGGAATGAGATTGCAAATATGCATCCATTTGTACCAGAGGAGCAAACCCTTGGATATCAAAGAATTATATTTGATTTAAAAGAGTGGTTATGTGATATCACTGGATTTGCTGATATATCTTTACAACCAAATGCAGGTTCACAAGGTGAGTATGCAGGTCTATTAGCAATACAAGAATATCATAAGAGTCGTGGTGATGATAAAAGAAATGTATGTTTGATTCCTACAAGCGCACATGGAACTAATCCTGCATCAGCAGTCATGGCAGGTATGAAGATAGTTCCTATCAAGTGTGATGAAGATGGAAACATAGATTTAAAAGATCTAGAGAAGAAAGCAATCATGAATACTTTTGAGTTATCAGCATTGATGATTACATATCCCTCTACTCATGGTGTGTTTGAAACAACTATCAAAGATATATGTAGAATTATACATGAGAATGGAGGTCAGGTATATCTTGATGGTGCAAATCTAAATGCACAAGTATGTCTTGCAAAACCATGTGACTATGGTGCAGATGTATGTCATCTAAACTTACATAAGACATTCTGTATTCCACATGGAGGTGGAGGTCCTGGCGTAGGTCCTATTGGTGTAGCAAAACATCTCACACCATTTGTTAACCAAAGAGTATCAGCAGCAGTACAAGGCAGTGCATCTATCTTACCTATTAGTTGGATGTATATAAGAATGATGGGTGCTGATGGACTCAAGCAAGCAACAGAGGTTGCATTGCTATCAGCAAACTGGTTAGCACATAAGATAGAAGACTCATTCAAAGTTCTATACAAAGGAGAGAATGGTAGGATAGCACACGAGTGTATCTTTGACTGTCGGAACTTACCAGTAACAGCAGAAGATATAGCAAAGAGACTTATGGACTATGGATTTCATGCACCTACACTATCGTGGCCTGTATTAGGAACCATGATGGTAGAACCTACAGAGTCTGAGTCACTCGATGAGTTACAAAGATTTGTAGATGCTATGGATAAAATAAAAAGAGAGATACATACTATCCCAGAGATAGTAAAGAACGCACCACATACACAGTCAGAGGTATGTGGTGAGTGGGTGCATGCATACACAAGAGAGGAAGCAGTGTTTCCTAATCAACCCAAACACAAGTTCTGGCCAGCGGTCTCAAGGATTGATAATGTGTCTGGTGATAGAAATTTAGTATGCTCTTGTACCACACCCCTAGAAACCGTAACAGAAGATACATTATAACTTGCTAAATATGTATGGGTATGCTAACATACCTTTACGTTCATCCATAAATGATAGAAGCAGTACTACTGGCATCTCTCCTTGCTGAACACAACGCTTCCCACTGGGAAATGACCTGTTCAGAATGGAATCAAAATAGGATCGAGATACTTAGCGATAAGAATCTTAGGTCTGATGCACAAGAGTATCTTATAGATTATTTTCTGACCAAAGTGTCAGGAGATTGCGACGCTTATATCATCGGACGCAAGTAAGCCGACTCGGAACGGGTTCGTTCATCCTCTACGGGAGACGCAAAAGCCGACTGAAGGAACGGATGTCAAAATCCAACTACTTTAGGAGCAACCAAATGGCACAAGTCACATACCGTGGTGTCGTATATGACACTGACAGGAACAAAGCAAAGCAGACTAACAAGGTCGATTTAACTTACCGTGGTGTAAGATTAGAAAAAGAACTTACAAGTGTTAAGTGATTGAAATATTAGAGATTTGTTTGGCATCTGCCATCTTTCTCACAATCATAACTGCTGAGGTTCAATTCCTGTATGGAAAATAAAACAGAGGGGGTTTACACCCCTCTTTTTTTATATTATAATTAGCTCAAAAAGTAATCAACATGAACAAAGGAAAACTAAAAGTTCTGGTCATGGCTCTCAAAGAGATAGTTGATGAATTGGAATCTGAAGTTTATTCAGATGTCGATGCTTACAAAAACGAACAGGCATTTTCTGCTGCCCCACTTGACTATGATGAAATGTACGATGATGGATCGGACTGAATTGAACTTTAGAATAGAAGTTTTATCCGTTCTTCTTAAGAATGTTGCCACAAATTCAAACAATGGTGCTCTCTATGAGTGTGCTGATGAATGGATAACTAGAGGTAATCTAAATACGGAAGGCCTTATCGACTTTTTTAAACTCTATTATCACTAGTAATAAATACTAGCGTATAATTAATGAAAATAACATTGAACGATAAGAAAGCCGCTAAAAAACTAATAAAGATTGCCAAATTAAGACCAGACCACTACACTCAAGCAGAGGTCACTTATGCAAGAATTATTAAAAAACGTATAAAGAAGAATGAAAGTCACTTTAGTTCAAGCGACTCCAAAGTCTGAGGAAAATATGGCGTATATCGCCAGAGTTTCTAACCCAAGTAATCAGGACAATCAAGATTATTCTGGATTGTTAAAGTATTGCATCAAACATCAACATTGGTCTGTATTTGAACAGGCCTTCATGACTCTAGAGATAGAGACAACTCGTGCCATTGCAGCACAGATACTAAGACATAGATCATTTACATTTCAAGAGTTCTCTCAGAGATATGCAAATAGTAATGCCTTAGGTAAGATTGAGATGCCAGCCTTGAGGAGACAAGACGAGAAGAATCGTCAAAACAGCATTGATGATCTGGATGAATTTACAGTTCAGAAACTACAAATGCAGATGAACACTCTTTTTACTTCTGCACAGTCATTATATAATCAGATGATTGAGTATGGAGTTGCAAAAGAATGTGCAAGAATGGTTCTACCTTTATGCACACCCACAAGACTTTACATGACAGGTTCATGTCGTTCTTGGGTTCATTATATTAATTTGAGGTCTGCACACGGAACACAAAAGGAACATATGGACATTGCAGAAGCATGTCGAAAGGTATTTACCGAACAATTTCCTACGGTATCTGAAGCCCTAGAATGGGTCTAAATAACTTTACAAAACTTAAACACATATGCCTACATATCCTGTTATTAATTTGAAAACTGGTGAAACAAAAGAATTATCCATGAGTATGGTAAAATATGATGAGTGGAGAAAAGAAAATCCAGATTGGGACAAAGATTGGCAAGCTGGTTGTGCAATACCAACTGAAGTCGGAGATTGGAGAAACAAACTAGATGGTGGATGGAATGAGGTTCTAGACCGAGCTTCCAAACAACCAGGCTCTACTGTTCGTAAATTCAATAACTACTAAACATGCCAAGAAAAAAGAAAACGATTGAACCGATAGGCGTAGGATATACTTCAAAACAAATGAAAAGAAAGAAACCAATCAATAATGATTTCTTGATTGACATTGACGCATTGACAGATAACCAAGAGAAGTTATTTGAAAGCTACAAGAATGGTCAGAACATCTTTGCATACGGTGCTGCTGGTACTGGTAAAACCTTTATTAGTTTGTATCTGGCACTAAAAGACGTACTGGATGAAACTACACCTTATAAAAAAATATACATCTTTAGGTCTCTAGTATCCACAAGAGAGATTGGGTTCCTGCCAGGGGATCACGAGGACAAATCGGCACTATATCAGATACCATACAAGAACATGGTAAAGTATATGTTTGAGATGCCTACGGATGCAGACTTTGAAATGTTGTATGGTAATCTAAAGGCACAAGAAACTATATCATTCTGGAGTACCTCATTCATTCGTGGTACAACATTTGATGATGCGATTCTAATTATTGATGAGTGTCAGAACTTGAATTTTCATGAACTTGATAGTATAATGACTAGAGTAGGAGACAACTCTAGAATCATATTCTGTGGTGATGCAGCCCAGACTGATTTAATCAAGACAAATGAGAAGAATGGTATCCTAGATTTCATGAGAATCATGGAACAAATGAATGAACAGTTCTCTATGATCGAGTTTGGAGTGGATGATATTGTCCGTTCTGGATTAGTTAGAGATTATATTATTACTAAATTAGCTTTGGGACTCTAATGAATAGAACTTTTTGTAATCATCTTGGTGAAATTGAATTAGATCGCAAAGAAACGGCTGGGTGTCGCCTATATAAGATACCCAATGGTGAATGGGTTCCATCAATCACCTCAATAACTTCATTTTATAATCGAGAAAAATTTATAAAGTGGAGAAAAAAAATTGGAGAGGAGAAAGCAAATAAGATAACCAAACGAGCCACAACAAGAGGTACAGATTTCCATGAAATCGCACAGGACTATCTTGAGGGAAAGCAACTCGTATGGGAGGAACATCTACCCGCTACAAAATACATGTTCCACCATGCCAAGCCATTCCTCGATAAAATCAATAATGTACATGCTATTGAGCGCACCTTGTATTCTGAGTTTTTCGGCATTGCAGGTCGTGTTGATTGTATTGCAGAGTACGATTCAGAGCTTGCAGTCATTGATTTTAAAACTTCAGAGTACATTAAACCAGAAGCTTGGTTAGAGAATTATTTCGTCCAAGAGGCTGCATACGCTTGTATGTACTATGAGATGACAGGTATTCCTGTCAAGAAGTTGATTACAATAATGACAACTCCGTCAGGAGAGGTACACGTATTTGACAAACGTGATAAAGACGAGTATATTAAGCTATTAGTTAGATACATTAAAAAATTTGTTACTAATTTCACCCATGAATAAAGATCTTGACAAGGCACTGAAAGCTAAGTTTCTGTGTCAAACAAAATTTACTCAAGATATTGAAAACCTCGTTAAAGATAACGATGATTTGAATTACATTGATGCAATCGTGCATTATTGTGAACAGAATAAAATTGAAGTTGATTCCGTTTCTAAATTGATTAGTAAACCAATGAAGGAAAAGATAAAGGCGGAAGCCACAGAACTTAATTTTCTAAAACGCACATCAAGAGCTAAATTACCATTGTAATGGAAACCATAAGAGGATCAGGATTTAGAGAACCTTTTCCCCATTTGATTTTTAATAACTTTTATAATGAAGAAGAATTAAATTTGATCTGGGAAGAATTAAATTTTTATACTAAACCAAATAAATTATTAGAAGCAAAAGATTTTTTTATCAGATCTAATATTGAAATAGAGACCCATTTAATTAAGAATTGCGACCATCATATTCCTATCGAAGCTTCCAGTATAGCATTAAATTATATTTTAAAAAAAAATAAAATGAGTTCTTAATATTGAAATCATTTTTTATTTAAGTTAAAATTAATTTATGAACAACTTTATTGAACAAGATGTATCATTAGAAAAATGTCCTGCATTAGTTTTAAATGCTGATTATAGACCTTTAAGCTATTACCCTTTATCATTATGGTCTTGGCAAGATACAGTAAAGTCAGTTTTTTTAGATAGAGTAATTATAGTAAGTAGTTATGATAGAATTGTAAGAAGTCCATCATTCAAAATGCAGCTTCCAAGCGTTATTGCTCTTAAAGATTACATAGTTCCACAATCTAAACCAAGTTTTACAAGATTTAATGTTTTTTTAAGGGATAAATTTTCTTGTCAATATTGTGGAAGTGGAGAGGAATTAACTTTTGATCATTTGTTACCAAGATCAAAAGGTGGAGAAACACACTGGGATAATGTTGTAACAGCATGTTCAGCATGTAATGTTAAAAAAGGTGGAAAATTATTAAAATCTTCAGGAATGAAACTTAATCAATATCCTTATCAACCATCAACTGAAGATTTACATAGAAATGGAAAGAATTTTCCTCCTAATTATTTACATAAAAGTTGGATGGACTATTTATATTGGGATGTTGAGCTAGAAGCTTAAAATTAAATTTTCTCAGAAATATTTATTGCTAATTTAGATCCAGTTTTGATAATTCTATCCATTATAGCGTAAAAGCCTTTTTTTGTTGCACCCTCTTCATAAGCAATATCCTTATGATCTAATTCATCTTGTCTAAATTTTGTAATTTTCTTTTTTAATTCTTCCTCTTCAGGACCAAGCTGATTAATTTGATCTAAATAATGTTTATCAATAACTTCTTCAACGGAGGCAGTACATAGCATAGCTGCTTTTTTCCCAAGAATAGTAGACCCAAAACCCAAACCTACACCTAGCAGATCCCACAATGGCAAAAATTTTGTTGGCTCAATATTTCTTTTTTTTATTTCGTTTTCAAAAAATTGACAATGTTCAACTTCATGTTCTTTCATATTTTCAATTGTTTTTTTTAAATTGTCATTTTTAACAATTGTATTTAAAGCTAATAACTGACCTTCATAAATTTTGACAGCACCCCTCTCGCCTGCATGGTCAACTCTAATAAATTCTTCAACTCTTCTATCAGTTTTTTTCATATTTAGTAAAAATTTTTGCTAGCGTTATAATAAATAATATACTTATTACAATATTAATAGTAGTAAGTGATAATCCTAAAGAAAATCCAAA